GCGGGGGCGGACGGCGTGACCCCCAACATCCAGGTGGGGACCACGACTACCCTTGCTGCGGGCAGCGACGCCACGGTGACGCGGCGGGCGGGCAGCCCGGACGCCGCCCCCATCTTTGACTTTGGCATCCCCAAGGGCGCGGACGCGGTGAACCCCGGCGACATGATGAAATCTGTCTATGACCCCACGGGGAAGAACGCGGATATTTTCGCCTATGCCGACGGGAAAATGGCAAAGACGGGCGGGGAGTTCACCGGCGCGGTGGGCGGCGTATCCCCCACCAGCGGGAGCACCAAGGGCTTCCGCAACATCTACTTCGGCAGCGGCGCGCCCGGCTCCAGCCTTGGGGCCAACGGCGACGTCTACATCAACATCGGGTAAAGAGGAGGATACCGACATGATCAAGGCAGGCAACAAGGAAATCAACGACAGCGGCTTTGCCGTGGTGACGGAGACCGTGGGCGGCGTGGCGCGGCAGGCGCTGGTGCTGGAGCTGTCCGGCGGCATCGACGAGGCGACCCTGGCGGCGCTGTGTACCGGGCCGGTCCAGGTGGTGGACGCGGAGGGCAACGTCATCCAGACCCACAACGGCCCCTTCCGTGTGGCTACCCACGGGCTGAAACTGGTGCGCACCAACGTTTCCGGCGATGTGGCCGCCCTGACCGCACTGGTGGGCGAGCTGGAGGCGGAGCTGGAAACCCAGGTGAGCGCCAAGGAAAGCGCCCTGACGCAGCTTGCAAGCGTGACTGCGCAGCTCAACACGTTGCAGTCCACCATCCAGGAGGGCGGCACGCCGGTGGTCTCCCAGCCCGTCCAGGGCGGCACCATCGCCGCCGCCGGGGAGGCAGCGCAGCCGTGACAACGATCTCCTGCAAAGACAGCGCGGAGGTCTCCTGCATCATCGGGAACATCCTGGCGGAGCTGGAGCAGCCGTGCCAGTCCTGCCAGCCGGACGGGGCGGTGGTCCTGACGGGCCGCTCCCCCGCTGGCGGGGCGGTGACGGTGCGTATGCTTCCCGGGCGTGTGCTGGAGGTAGAGGGCGGAGAGGACCTTCTGCCGGAGATCAGAGGGAGGCGGTGCCCCTATGGACGATAAGGCCAAGAAAAGCGCTGACTTTATCCTGGGGAGCAAGGCCGCGGACCTGTGGCTCTACACCTGCGACGCCTGCGCCAACGAGAAGGTCATCCCCAAGAAGTACCGCTACACCACGGGCACGGGCCTGATGAACGCGGCGGAGGAGATATGCGACCTGATCGAGAGCGCCAACCTGCTGGACCTGCGGGAGTACCCGCGGGAGCGGCTGGGGATGCAGCGCCGGGCCCTCGCCAAGTGCGAGCAGTTCGGGCGGAAGGTGCAGCGGCTCTTGGAGAGCAGGCAGTACCCCGGCGTGAACGCCCACAAGGCGGCCACCTGGAGCAGGGCCATCCTGACGGTCCGGTATATGTGCGCGAAATGGTACAGCAAGGACCAGCAGAGGGCGGCGCAAGAGCATCTGGATGCCCGGCGGCGATAGCCGCCTTGCATTAGGGTATGGCCTGTTTCGCCCGCCGTGAACTGGGGCCTGCGCTCCCCGAACTCCGACGCCAACAACGCGTACTACGTGAACACCGACGGCACGCTGAACAACAACAACGTGTACAACGCCAACTTCGCGGCTCGCCCCGCTTTGATGGAATACCGCGTACAAGTAGCCAAACGGTGAAAGCAGAGGACCATCATCAAAGGAGGCCATATCCTTTCGTCCGTGCGTGCACGCACGGGGGATAAACACATGACGGGCGACGCCGACGGGCTCGCTACCGGGGAAGGCCCCGGGCACCCCCGAGGGGGGGAGATACCGGCGGCTATCAGCGCTCTGTCCAGCCTGCGCGCCATCCAGACCAAGCAAGGATGGGAGAACCTATGACTTTTGACGAAATGTGCTCCTTCGACACTCTATGGGCCGCGTTCCTGCGGACCAGGAAGAACAAGAGGAGCAAGGAGGGCACGGCAGCTTTTGAATATCGCGCAGTTGAGGAGCTGCTGATACTCTCCAAATCTCTTTCACGGGGGAACCACACGCCGGACCCGCTGGACGCGTTCCTAATCTATGAGCCGAAAAAGCGGCTCATTCAGGCACCCAGCTTCCGGGACAAGGTGGTACAGCGGGCGGAAAACGACTTTGTGATCTACCCGGAATTGAGCCCAAGTCTGACCCGGAACACCTACGCCGCCCAAAGGGGCAAGGGGACGCACCAAGGCGTCGAGCACCTGGCGGAGAACATGCGGACCTACTTCCTGCGGCGGAAGGGGGCGGACGAGGCGGCACGCAAGGCCGCCGGTCTCCCCTACCGGCCCATGGAGGAGTGGGACTACGCAGACGGCGCGGTCATCAAGGGGGACGTGCGGCACTTCTTCCAGAGCATCGACCACGAGCGGTTGAAGCGGGCGCTGGCCGAGCGCTTCCCGGACAAGAGGATGCAGAGGCTCATGTGGGCGTACATCGACCAGGTGGAGGGGCTGGCCCTGGGACACCAGAGCAGCCACATCTTCGCGGTGTACTTCACCCACAGCATCATGCACTTCATCAACGAGAAGCTGGGCCTGGCCCTGTCCGGCATGTACAACGACGATTGGTATGTGATCTGCCCCGACATGGAGACAGCCCGGGAGGCCCTGCGGCTGACCCGGGAACGGTTTTCCGGGCTGGGGCTGGAGCTGAACCAAAAGACGAACATCTTTCCCCTGCGAAACGGCATCGACTTCTGCGGATTTCATGTGTACCTGACCCAGACGGGGAAGGTCATCAAGAAGCTGCGGCACAGCTCCTCCAAGCGGATGAAACGACGCATCCGCAAATGGGAGGAGCAGTACGCGGCGGGCGAGATCACGCGGGAGAAAATCGAGGAGAGCTACGTGGCCTGGGAGGCCCATGCCAAGCATGGGGACACGGGAGCGCTCCGAAAGCAGATGCGGGCGAGGTTGAGCGCAGCCATGGCCCGCGCAGAACATCGACGGGCGGCGCTGCGCCTCCCAGCGCCGGAGCCCGGGAAAATCGAAAGGAGAACAAAACGCTATGGGACAGTTAATTTCCAATCTGGCCGACGGCAGCCTGGTGAAGCTGGCGGAGCGGACCAAGCCCACCAAGTTCATCAAGCTGGGGAATGACCACTACGGCACTGGCTCCGGGGTGACCCTTATCCGGGAGAAGTGCTTTAGCGAGATCGCCTACAACGCGTCGGACAGCGGCGCCTACAAAAACCGCTACTTCGGCTGTACGCTGGATATGTTCTGCGACGGCATCTGGCCGCAGATGCTGGACCCGGAGATCAAGGACTGCCTTGTGCCGGTGCCCATCGTGGTGGCGGAGGGCAACAGCGTCGCCACCCTGCACACCATCTACCGCGTCGGCTTCGCCCTGTCCTGCACGGAGGTGGGGCTGTCCGGCTGGCAGACGGAGGGGACGGCCTTTGCTTATTTCAACAGCAACCAGCGGCGCATCGGATACCTGGAGGACACGACCACCGCCGTGGGCTGGGGCCTGCGCTCCCCGTACTCCGACGCCCGCAGCGCGTACTGCGTGGACACCGACGGCACGCTGTTCTACAACTACGTGTACTACGCCGTCTTCGCGGCTCGCCCCGCTTTTAATCTTAAATCTTCTATCGTTGTATCTGACAGCACGGACAGCGATGGATGCTACACGATTGAAAGCGTGCCGGGCAAGACCGGCGGCCTCTACGTCAAGAACAACGGCGTATGGGTCCAGGCGGCTTAACAGGAAAGAACCACAAGGGGGCGGCGGGGGAGCAATCCCCCGCCCGGCCCCGATTTTTGAAAGGGGGCGGAGACATGCCGAGCATCAACGAGGTCATCGAGCGGGTGGGCCGGGTGCGCCCGGACGCCTACGATGACAAGACCAAGGCCGGGTGGCTCATTGAGCTGGACGGGAAAACCTATCGGGAGGTCATCCTGCGGCACCGGCTGACCAGCGGAGAGGGAGTGCACGGGCCGGTCGGCGTGTGCCCGGAGTGCGGGAGCACGGAAATCTTTTATGGTGAAGCGATGGACTGCTCCTCGTGCCAGGCGTGCCGGTGGAGCGAGCTGCCAGATCTGGTGCGGGCCTACCCGGAGGACGGGGACAAGCCGCTGCTGGTGGGGCCGCCCTACGACAACCTGTACGACCTGTACCTGATGGCGCAGATCGACTTTTACAACCGGGAGGCGGAGAACTACAACAACTCCGCGCTGGCCTTCAACCAGGCCATGGACGAGTTCAAGAAAGCGTACCACAGAGCGCACATGCCCATCACCCGCGGGAGCTGGACGGGGCTTTTTTGAGAGAGGAGGGGCGAGGGGTGAAACTTCCGTATTTCACGGCGGCGGCCAACCGCAACCGCAGGCAGACCATCCTTTTCGGCGGGGTGAATTACAGCCAGGACACCCAGGACGGGGAGCTGGCGGAGAGCCTGAACCTGTCCTCCATGCGCTTCCCCTGCCTGTCCCAGCGGGCGGGGCGCAAGACCCACGCCGCCTATGAGGGGGCGACGGGGCTCTATGCCAGGGGGAAGCTGTGCGTGGTACGGGGCACCGACTTCCTCTACGACGGGAAGGTGGTGGGCCAGGTGACGGCGGGGCAAAAGCACTTCGCCACCATCAACACCAAAATCGTCATCTTCCCGGACAAGGCGTACTACGACACGGCCACGGAGGAGTTTGGGAGCCTGGAGGCGGAGTACATGGCCTACCCGGGCAACCTGACCTTCACGAAAAACAGCATCACGGTGCCGGAGCAGAGCTACATCGACCAGGCGGCGGAGAGCGAGGCGACGGCATCCGGGGTGGCGGCGGACACATCCATCACCGTCTACACCGGGGCCAGCGTGAACAAGGAAACGGGGGCACTGTCCCTGACCGGGGGGACGGCCAAGACCCCGGACGAGCTGGAGGATGGGGACATCATCCAGTATGAGTGCGACACAGACAAGGAGTACATGGTGGTCAAGAGCTCGGCGGAGCAGAGCGACGAGACCTACCACATCGGCTACATCCTGCACACGGCGGTCCTGCACAAGTACCCGGAGTTCAAGGACTACTTCGCGGCGGGGGACGCCATTGAAATCACCGGCTGCACGAGCTACGCGGACAACAACGGCAGCCATATCATCCGGGAGGTCTCCGGGCGCACCCTGACCTTCGACAACGACATCTTCCCCGGCACGGGGGCGGAGGGAGGCACGGTGAGCCTTGCAAGGAAGGTCCCGGACCTGACGTGCATCTGCGAGTGCGACAACCGCATCTGGGGGGCGGAGGGCACCACCATCTATGCAAGCGCCCTGGGGGACCCCAAAAACTTCTTCGTCTACGACGGCCTTTCCACGGACGCCTACGCCGTGGCGGTGGGCACGGACGGGGAATTTACCGGGTGCATCGCCTACTCCAGCACGGTCCTTTTCTGGAAAGAGGACTGCGTGCACAAGGTCCTGGGGAACATCCCGGCCAACTACGAAATCTACACCTACACGGTCCCCGGCGTCCAGGCTGGCAGCGAAAAGAGCCTGGTGGTCATCAACGAGACCCTGTTCTACAAGGGGCGCAACGGGGTGTACGCCTACACGGGCGGCACGCCGGAGCTGATCAGCGAGAACTTCGGGACGCGCAGGTTTTTCAACGCCGCCGCCGGGAGCGACGGCGAGCGCTACTATCTGTCCATGCAGGGGGAGGATGACAGATGGGAGCTGTATGTGTTCGACACCCTGCGGGGCGTGTGGCTGCGGGAGGACGAGACCCACGCGCTGGACTTCGCCCAGCTGGACGGGGTGCTCTACTACCTGGACGGGGCCACCGGCAGGGTGATGATGTGCGGCCAGGACTACGAGGAGGAGGGCCGCCTGAAATGGAGCGCTACCATGTGCCGCATGGACGAGACCACCCACGGGCGCAAAATCTACTCCAAGCTGTACCTGCGGGCAGACATGGAGCAGGGCTCGTGGCTTCGGGTGGAGATCAGCACGGACGGCGCGCCCTTCCGGCAGGTGTTCCTCACCCACAACGAGCGGGCCAAGACGGCGCAAATCCCCATCCTCCCTACCAGGTGCGACAACTTCCGTATCCGGCTGTCGGGCCAGGGGGCGTGCCTGCTGCGCAGTCTGGTGCGGGAATATTCCATCGGAAGCGAGGTATAAGGCATGGCGACTATCCTCTCCGGCTCACCGCCGACGTATAACCGGACGGACCTTTCGGCCACCGTCCGGGCCCTGTGCAACTATGCCAGGACCATGCACGAGCAGCTGGATTTTATCCTGTCCCAGCTGCAAAAGACCACCACGCAGAACAGCGCGGACATCGCCTCCATCCGGTCCACGCTGGAGACCATGCGGGGGACGATGAACGGAATGCAGAGCTCCATCGAGAGCCTGGGGAACAGCTACAACAGCCTTGCAAACCGGGTGACGGCGCTGGAGCAGGCGATACAGTAAAGGGGGTATTCACATGGCAACCAAGAAGAAAGACGAGGCGAGCGGGTCCGCCTCTACCAAGCCCAGCTGGGTCACAAACCTTGAAAACCAAAAAAGCGGGAGCGCGTCTGGCTCCGGGAGCTCCGGCTACCGCCCCCTGGACAGCAGCGGCAACGACTACGCCAGCATGGTGGGGATGTCCGACCTGGACAAGGCGGCGCTGGACGCCGCCGGGCAGAGCTGGAACGCGGCCAATGCCGCGGGAGACCAGGCGGGCATGGACGCGGCCCACCGGCAGGCGGAGACCATCCGGGGCAAGTACGGGTACAGCGGCGGCAGCGACGGCTCGCAGTACCTCCCCTTCGGGGCGAGCACGAAAAAGGAGTTCAGCTACTCCAGCGCCCCGTCCTACACCAGCAAATACCAGGACCAGATCGACGAGCTGACGGAGGCCATCCTGGGGCGGGACCCCTTCGAGTACAACTACCTGGAGGACCCCAACTACCAGCAGTACGAGGAGAGCTACACCCGCTCGGGCAAGCGGGCGATGCAGGACACCCTCGGGCAGGTGGCGGCCCGCACCGGCGGGCTTGCAAGCTCCTATGCCTCCACGGCCAGCCAGCAGACCTACGACAACTACATGGCGGAGCTGGCGGACAAAATCCCGGAGCTGCGGCAGGCGGCCTATGCCATGTACATGGACGAGCTGAACAACCAGCGGGCGGACCTGGACATGCTGCTGGCCCTGGAGCAGGGCGACTATGGCCGGTATCAGGACCTCCTTGGGCAGTACAACACGGACCGCAACTTTGCCTACGGCCAGTTCCGGGACGAGGTGGGCGATGACCGCTACGACCTGGAGTTCAACTACAACGCCGGGCGGGACCAGCTGGAGGACCAGAGATACGAGGACGAAACGGCCTGGAACCGGGAGCAGTACGAGAGCGAAACCGAGTACAACCGGGCGCTGGAAAAGGCCCAGACCCTGGCGGCGGCGGGCGACTTCTCCGGCTATCTGGCGCTGGGGTACAGCCAGGAGGAGGTAGACCGGCTCCAGCAGACCTATGACCGGGCGCAGGCCGCGTCCCGCCTGTCCAGCGGCGGAGGCGGCGGCGGAAACTCCGGCGGAGGCGGCAACAGCGGCGGCTCCGGCGGGGACAGCGACGGGGGCAGCAGCGACATCTACACCCGGATGTATCAGGCGGGCATCCGCAGCGAGGGCGACGCCTACGCCTGGCTGCTGGCCTCCGGGTACAACACCACCCAGGCCGGGAAGCTGGCCGGGTACTTCACCGACTGGATGGAGAGCGGCGGAGGGAGCAGCGGCGGCGACTACGAGAGCGCCACGGTGGACATGGCCTCCGTCATCGACCTTGGCTACGGGCCCATCAGCGAGGAGTACCTGGCGGAGCTGGAGGCCAGGGGCGAGATCGAGAGCTATGTGGAGGACGGCAAAATCAAGTTCCGGCGGACCGGCAAGGAGAGCGCCGGTCTTGCGCCCCAGCTTTCCGGCTACTTTGACCAGCTCATGGGGAGGTAATCTCTTATGGCGACAAACGACTTTACCAAGCGCTACCTGGAGCGGCGGCGGGAGCTGGGGCTGTCCAGCGGGCAGACCACCACCCAGCAGACGCCGGGCAGGACACAGATCACCACGCCCGCGTCCACCAACAGCAGCGCCGCCAAGCCTGCGTCCCAGGGGACGGCCCGGCAGGAGAGCGGGAACAGCTACACCAGCGGATACCTGGCAAAGCGCCGGGAGCTGATGGGCGGCGGCGTGACGGGGGGGCAGACGCGCCCCTCTGCTACCCTTCCGTCCATCCCCTCCCTGTCCTCCTCCCTGCGGCGCTTCACGCCCACGCAGCTCCTCCAGGACGTGCTCAAACAGTCCGAAACCACCCGGCCCGCGGGCGGGCAGACCACCACCCCCACCGAAACCATGTCCAGCGCGGACATGTCGGCGCGGCTGGACGAGCTGCGGGAGCTGCGGGACACGGCGGAGGCGGACCGCAACGAGGCGCGGACCGTGCTCACCGGCGTGAACCGCTACGGCACCCAGGCCCAGCGGGAGGAGTGGAACAGCAAGCTGGAGCAGGCGGAGGCGGACTACTCCCGGTATGACCAGGAGTACAACGAGCTGCTGGACCGCTACTACCAGACGGAGAACGAGGAGAAGCGGGCCTCCCTCCAGCAGGACGAGGCCATGTCCGGGCAGTATCAGTCCGCCCAGGACATCCAGGCGGACATGGACAAGGTGAGCGCCGTTATGGCCTACACCGTCACCCACGACGGGGACGCGGCCCAGGTGGAGGAGTACAAGCAGTACCTGTTCGACAAGTACGGGCTGGACCAGAAGGCCGTCGATCAGTACGCCATCTCCGGCGCGGGCGGCGCTTACGTTCCCCGGACGGACGGCGGGTACAACAACATCTACGAGCTGTACCTGGAGCTCCAGGAGAAGAAGGAGAACGCGGTCTCCACGCTGTCCGAGGGCGGCTATGACTACGAGCGCATGACCGGGTACGAGGACATGCTGGAGGACGCGGCGCAGTACCGGGAGGATATGGGAGAATGGCAGGAGTATGCCCGGGAGCACCCCATTCTCTCCTCCGTTGACACCCTGCTGACGGCCCCGTTCCAGGGCTTCGACTTCCTGCGGGTCATGGGGCAGAACATCGGGCACAGCGACCGGGATGACCCGGAGAACTACGTGCCCATGAACAGCTACGACATGGAGCTGACCAACTACATCAACGCTGTGCGGCAGACGGTCTCCGAGGAGATCGGGGGGGCCACGAATTGGGAGATTTTCGACCAGAACGTGGCCGCTTTCCTGTATCAGACGGGCATGAGCATCGGCGACAGCTCCCTGAACCTGCTGGCCTTTGGTCCCACCGGGGCGCTGGTGGTGGGCAGCTCCACCGCCGCAGCCAACCAGGCAAAGGACATCATCGACCGGGGCGGCTCCAAGGAGCAGGCGTTCATGGGCGGCATGGCCGCCGGTGCTTTTGAAGCAGTGTTTGAAAAGGTGAGCATCGACAACCTGCTGGCGACCAAGAGCGTGACGGGCTGGAAAAGCTGGCTCAAAGAGACCGCCAAGCAGGCGGGCATCGAGGCCAGCGAGGAGACCTTCACGGAGATCGCCAACATCCTGGCGGACGCGGCCATCATGGGGGACAACTCCAACTACGACGTGGCCGTGACGGAGTATGTGGCCCAGGGCATGAGCCAGGAGGACGCGGAGCGGCAGGCGTTTTTCGACCTGATCGGCCAGGTGGTCCAGGCCGGTGTGGGCGGCGCTATCTCCGGCGGCGTCATGGGCGGCGTGGTGAACGGCGTGAACGGCATGGCAAACGCGGCCTACAACCGCTACAACCAGCAGCTGGTCCGGGAGAACGATGTCAAAAATACCCCCGTTTTGGAAACGAACCCCCAGGAGGGGCCGGTACAGTCTCAAAATGAGGGTGAAATTGACAGCAACATCCCGGAGGCAACCCGTCAGGCAGTGGAGATGCTGGTGCGGGGCGAGGAGATCAGCGGCAACCAGGCGGCCCGCATCGCGGAGAACGAGGAGGCCGTGGCCCTGCTGTCCCAGCTGACCGGCGAGGAGGTCAACACCGACGCGCCCATCAGCCGCGTAAAAAGCGACATCCGCGCCCTTGCAAGCCGCGAGGGGCGCACTTCCGGGGAGGCGGGGGTAAATTCCCGGGCCACCCGGAGCGGGGCGCAGACGCAGGAGCAGCAGAACGCGGAGCGGCCCACGGCGCAGCGGGCATACGACATTCTCCGGGTGCAGCAGGCGGCCACCACCCTGGGGGAGAGCGGCAGC